TTAACCAGATGCCAAGTTATACTATCAGAATCAACAGATAAACAACCAGTACTTTCTTCCTTTACTATATCGGGCAATAATTCTTGAATTTCCTGTGCTATAACACCAATCTGAATGCCTTCTTTATTAACAGCTGTATGATAAGGAAGACCATCAATTTCGGTTGAAATAAGGTTGCCAGTTTCTTCATCTAATACAGTTACACGATACTCAAAGTTGCGAATACGAATCTGATTAACTACATCCAAACCAACATTGTTATCGACAATATTCTTTTTAATCCTACGATCTGAAGTAGTAGACCACGCTGAAGAATTATTGCCAGCATAATTTCCTCCTCCACCAGCATTAATAAAACCTGTACTGGCACCCTTGCTACTACTAAGTGAGCCAATCGTAATTGAGGAACCCTCATTAGTGCCAACGACATCAGCACCAGAACCTATACATATGACGTGAGTACCAGTTTCCAAACCCACCCCAGCTTGCTTTCCAATACATATAGTTGCACCACTAGTGGTGATTGATGATCCGGCCAACCAACCTATAGCAACATTGGCTGCTGTACCACTTCCAATTGTTTCTATTTCATAATGAGCCCTATATCCAATACCAACATTGTAGTCGCTACAACTTTCATCATCACTGCCTGCTGAACCAGCTTCAGTACCAATAAACACATTATATCCGGCTTTAGCCAAATAATATCCAGCCTTATATCCAATGCACGTATTAGAGTGACACCTAGTGGCGAATGCCTCTCCAGAAGAAGTTGAATATTTCCCAGCATCATTGCCAATGAAAACATTGTAAGCGTGACTAGAGCCAGCATAGCCACCAGCGTCCCCTGCAAGACTTGCACCAGCATTTTTACCAATTACAACATTGCTAACACTATATGCATTAAGGCTAGCCCCAGAACCAACACCAAGAACAACATTGGCTGTACCAGCGTCATTACAAGTTGCATCCCCTATGACAACATTATCTGTTCCAGCACTAGTTATTATAATCTTGCCATCAAGTCCTATATCAGTACAATTAACTTGAGCAGCTGTTATTGCCCCACTAATATTTTGTAATGCTGGAGTACCACCGCCAGCACCAGTTAATGTTCCATCCGCATTAATACTAACATTGCTATTTAACAATGTACTAGTTGATGATAATCCAGTTCCACCATGTGTGGCAGATATAGTTCCACTAAAACTTATACTACCTATTGCAAGAGTTCCACCGCTAATAAAGTTTGCACTTAAATTACCAGTAGTTATACTACCTGCATTAAGATTACTTACAGTTATACCATCACAATCAAGTGTTCCAGCTGTAATATTATCAGCATTACTAACCACTTGAACCCATTCACCAGCAGTAATTTGGTCATCTCCAGCATTAGTAGCTCTATATGCTTTATGGGAGTCATCAGTATCAAACCATAAATCCCCCGCTTTTAATGATGTTGGAGGCTCATCTTGATAGAAATTTGTATTATCACTACCAGAAGTTTGAAGAGCAGTGGATATTGCATCTCCATTCCATGTAGCACCAGTAAAACTTCCAGTATAAGTACCACTTGTACACGTCATAGCACCAGCTGGAGTTACTCTAAATTCAGCATCTCCAAATGTAGCATCACCAAGGTATATACCATTGCTATCTGCTTTAAATATACTGTCTCCAGCACCTATAGCTATACTTCCAGTCCAAGTAGTACCAGCAATAGTAGCATTACCATCTTTATCTAAAGCTATTGAAGTAGTATCTGTAGTACCCTGTCTATTTATAATAGCTAGATTGCCTGCAGAATCCACCTCAAGTCTAGAAGCATCATCTGCCACCTTGCCTATCCTTAAAGTCTTACCTAACTTAGATACATTAGCATAGTTATTAAAAACTTCCAAACCATTCTCTGGAGTAATCTTTATATGATCTGCAGTACCACCTATAATAAACTCATCACCAACACCGCCTTCAGAACTACTGGGTGTAAGATTAATACCATACCATTGACCGCCAGCCTTAGCATATAACTTAGGACTACCATCTGTCATCTGTACTCTTATATCACCTTCATCTCCTCCATGTGGAGGCCCTATACCCACACCAAGACCAGTATTTCTTTTAAATAGGCCACCTGCGCCTCTTATTATCTTGCCTGTTTCAGACATTAATGTACTCCTAAATCTCTATAGGTTAAAGTAATACTATATGCTTCAAAGTTATGAGCAAATGTTCCACTTAGCTCTATCTGATAAGTCTTGTTACCCTGTAAATCTGGAGTGGCAGAAGTATCAAATTCTTTAGTAGTTATTTCTCCATCTGCTATAGTAAGATTACCAAGAGTTGTTGTAGTAAGAGTTCCGTCATCTGCAGTAGTATTTACCTTTACAGCTGAAGCAGCATTTCCATAGCCTTTATATACCACTGCTACCTCGAGTAAATTCTTCTTACTTTCTGGATTGCCAAAATCAAATACTTTAGTCTTTAGGCTGAATCCAGTAGCTGCTGCAGTTCTATCTGCTAGAAAGTTAATATCATTAACAGTTGCTCCCCCTCCTACTAATAGTTTATCACCCCTTGCATTTACCATATTAGTAGTATGTTTAGTAGGATCAACCATATCGCTCACTTTGTGCCATCCCCCTGTTTCTGCATCAAATACATAGGCAGTAGAAACAGCATTGGAATTCCACAATACTATAACCTGTTGATGCTCGGAATCATATCCTATTGTAGCAAGAGATGTAATATTAGTAGTCCAATCACTAGCACTAATCTTTCCTAATTGCAACTGTTTAATATCAGATCCATCATATAAATAGCAACCATTTGTATTTACCCATACCACTCCAAATGGAGTAGTTGTAACAGCTGCTTGAAATGATACTCCAGCACCCTGCTGCTCATCTTCCAGAAATTCTAGCTCTTTAGATACATTAATAATATATAATGCACTATTTTTAAACTGTAGTATCCTATCTCCATGTGCTGCAAGAGCAGTTATCTGATCTCCATCATTTATCGCCACATCCAGATAACTATCTTCAGTAAATACATCATACTGATATATAGGACTCTTTAGTATCCTATCTCCATAAGGCCTTCCATTTATTTCTACATTTCCTATATAGGCCCTACTATTTGCCACAAGTCCAGTCTTGAATTTTACAAGTCTATCTCCTGTCTCTCCAGGAGAAAATCCATTGAGTATCTTATATGTTAAAAGTGCAGGAGGAGCAGAAATCAACCCAGTAGTACAAGAATCTCCAACAGTATCATGCTCAAAATCTGAGCTAGCAGTTTCCCATGGAGTCCAATCTGTTTCACCACTTCCTTGTATACCCTTTTCAAAATTAACTTCTGCTAATAAATAAAAATCTCCATTATCTGATTTAAGACGTGCATATAGCCGTCCTCCATAAATAGTATTAAAGTTTGTACTGGTAAATGGAACATTATGATTTATGTATGCTTGTACTTGAAGGGAAGTAGGATCAGCTATCCCAAAATCAGCTGCTCCGTACATCTTGGATCCATAAGCTCCTACGCTTCCATTGTCACTTCCATCTTGCAAAAGGACAAGATCAGACTCTGCCTCATTCTTATAAAGCCAACTACCTGCATATTCATAGTAGTCACCATCTATATCATTAGACCAAAGGCCACTACCAGTAGGAAATATAATCCAGTTCATCATATTCTGACCAAGCATATTTACATCTAACTCAGTACCAATACCATCAGTTTGTAGTATCTGCATGCCAGTACCGGCACTGCCAACAGTTGGTATTGGTTTATTATCCTGTGTTGATGATACCCATGTAGCTACGGCAACTGCACCACCATTTGCTGAAGGAATTTGATCTTGTTTATGATAAACTAAAGAGCTAGGGCCCTGTAATACTGGAGGAGTTGCACTAGTTGTGCCACCTACAAATAAATCACCTTCTGCAGCATAGAATGCTGTTCGTATTCCAATATTTGTAGCTGAAACTGCATCATTTTGCCAGGCAGTCGTATCTGTTCCAGTTGCCGTAACTTCTAATATATCAAGTTCTAAGTTCGTTCCCCATGCCACTATAAACTCACCAATATTAGTAGTGCCTGGAACAGATATAAGTCGATCATTCGAAAAGGTAAATAATCCGTATCCAGGATCTGCCTCTGAACCATTAGAATTTTGCCCATATAGAGATGTTTGTTTAAATATCCTAGATGCTCTTATCTTTCCTTTAGAACTAACATTAAAGTTAGTACATTCAGCCAACTCATTGTCTTCTAATGCTCTTGATGACTTGTCTGTATTAAGTCCACCCGAGAAATCATTCAATATTATTACCTTCTTGGGCACTTATTTTCCAGCAGCTTTTTTTAACATTTTCTTTAGTGAAAACCAGATCAAGTCATCCATCTTAGAAGGACTTAGTGCTACTATCTTATCTACCAGCAGAAAGCCGATTAAGATATATTCCCAGTAGTTTC